GCTTCTACATTCATTATAAGGATGTGAAGGTCATAATCTATTTTAAACAATTGTTGATACTCTTTATCCTTTGCTTTGGATGTAGTCGCAGTCCATAGTACCGTTTTGTGATCTATATGACTAGCTAAATGATTTGGTATTTCACCAGAAAACCAGTTTCTATAAACACCCTTTGGTGCTATAATTAGCGCCGCATTTATTTTACCTTTATCATAGAGCATAGCTATATTATCAACTAATACTTTAGATTTACCTGTACCCATCTCCATAAAATATCCATACTCATCTTTATCCCACGATTTTTCTAACGCAGTAATTTGATGCTCATATGGCTTCGTCTTAAATTTATAATTCATTTTCTACTTTCTATGTTGACAATTATATAATCCCTATGTTAAACATTGTCAAGAATTAAGAAATGAAAAATAAAATATTTGAATTGTATAAGCCTAACTCTTTAGCAGAGTTTTTAGAATTTAATAAAAACAATCCTAAAGAAAGATTTGTTTATGTAGTTCAACAACCAGCACCTAACATAAATATATTAAGTGCATCTGACTTTGGTTATCTTGTAATATGTTTGCCTAACAGAGACCAAGCAATTTTATCTACTGCACCTTATGTACAGAAGATGAAAAAAAACTTACAAGACTTTCGTAAAGAAGATTATTTGCTTGCAGTAGGAGATCCTGTTATTATAGGAATATCAACTGCAGCTGTGCATGAAGTAACGGCAGGTCAGTTTAATATTTTAAAGTGGGATAAACGTGAATTTAGATACTATCCACTTGAAGTAGATATGTATCAGAAAGGATAATAATGAGTATAAAACAAAAAATAAAAATAAAAACTTTTACTGGTAGTGGGTCTTTTGACATTAGAGATGAAATGATTAATGACTCAAAAGATTTTTTAGATAACGTAGAAGTTACTACTATTGCACAAGAGTGTGTTAATTTAAAAAAAATAGAAGATGAGATTGCAATGTTAGAAGAGCAACTTAAAGATAAAAAACTAGACGCTGATCATATCAGCTCAAAAGTAATTCCAGAATTATTAGCAGAACAAGGACTATCAGAAATAAAATTAGCTGATGGATCTAAAGTATCTGTCAAACAAGAATTTAGAGCGACTCTTCCAAAAGATGAAGTAAGAAGAGATGCAGCTTATAAATGGCTTCGAGATCAGGGGTTAGGGGATATTATTAAAAACAATGTTTCTGTAACATTTGGTAAAGGAGAAGATGACAAGGCCAAATCTTTGATTGACCTTGCGGTTGAGAATGGTTACGAACCTAGTCAGAAATCTGATGTGGCTTGGAACACATTAACAGCCCTGTATGAGGAGCGTGTCAAGGCCGGCCTTGACATGCCTTCTGATGTTTTTAGTCTATGGATTAAAGACAAAACTAAAATAAGTCGGAAATAACAACAAAGGATAAAGAAAAATGAGTAAAGAAGTAATGAAAAAAGGATCGGGATCAGTAGCCTTGTTTGCAGAAGACGTGGCAACAGGTTTTGATAACATGACGCAAGATGATCTTGCGTTGCCTTATGTCAGAATCTTGGGTCAGCTATCGGCACAAGTGAATGAGGGGGATGGTAAATACATCGAAGGCGCTAAGCCTGGAATGATTTATAATAATGTTACCCATGAAATTTTTGATGGGAAGAAAGGTATTAAGGTGGTGCCTTGTTATTATAAAAAAGACTATCCAGAAAAAAGCGACAAGGGAGATGGGAATCCACTAACGGTGGCTACTCACTTACCTAATAGTCCAATAATTAAAACAGGTAAAAGAGAGGGTGCCAAGATAAGATTGCCAAATGGTAATTATCTTGAAGAAACTGCTTATTATTATGTTTTAATGGAAACAAAAGCAGGTGGTATGACACCAGCGTTGATCACTATGAAATCATCGCAACTTTCTGTCAGCAAAAATTGGAATTCTATGATGAAGACCATACAAATTGAGGACGGAAAAGGTGGTTTTGTTACACCACCAATGCATGCAGTTGTGTATAATTTGTCGTCAGCAATACAAAAGAACGATAAAGGTTCTTGGTATGGCTGGTCAATTACACAAGACCGAATTATGGGACAAGAGGACAAAGGTTTGTACAAAAGTGCAAAAGAATTTGCTTCTAGTGTCTCGGACGGAACCGTGCAAGCAAAAGCCGATGTGGAAGAGAAATCGGATAGTACACCATACTAACCAAAATGGGAGGATCGTGAGATCCTCCCTTTACAAAGAAAAAAGAAATGATAATAAAAAAAGATAAATTCAAAAATATATTTAGCGGATTAACAATAGCTTATGGACAATATCAACCAGGTGAACGTGGCGAAAACGGAAAGCAACAAGGAAAAGCTTTTATTGTACGTGGTGCCGTCACAGAAGAACTCTGGGAAAATCATCTTACCGGAAAAGGACCAGCACTGGGAATCATCCCTATTACGGAGAGCAATGATTGTAGGTGGGGGTGCATTGATATCGATGAATATAATTTTGATCATCTTAGCCTCATTAAAAGCATTCGGTCTAATAAACTTCCTTTAATAGTCTGCCGTAGTAAATCAGGCGGAGCTCACGTTTTTTTATTTACCAAAGAAAATATTCCTGCATCTTTGATGCAATCAAAATTAAAATCAATGGCTACCATACTTGGATATGAAGGGTCAGAAATATTTCCAAAACAAACAGAAATATTAGTGGATCGTGGGGACACTGGTAATTTTTTAAACTTACCCTACTACAATGAAATGAAAGGACTACGTTATGCTATCAACGATAATGGCACCGGTTGTTCACTTGAGGAATTTTTTGAGCTCCATACTCTTTATGCGTGCACAAAAAAACAAGTCGAAGCGATTAAAACGGAAGAGAAAAAAATAGAAGAATCATTTCCTGGAGGACCACCTTGTCTTAATAAACTTGCAACAACAGGTTTTGGACAAGGTTCCAGAAATAATGCATTGTTTAATATTGCAGTTTATTACAAACAATCTAACCCAGATACCTGGGAGGATAAAATTGTAGAAGCAAATTTAAAATATATGGAACCTGCACTTAGTAATAGTGAGGTTCAACAATTAATTAAATCAGTAAACAGAAAAGGTTATGATAAATACAGATGTAAAGATGCACCAATCAATGCTGTCTGTCAATCTGGTTTATGTAGAACAAAAAGATTTGGCGTAGGATTCGGTGAAGAAGAAATGCCTGTGTTAGGAAGTTTAACAAAGTATGCATCAAAACCACCAGAATGGTTTTTAGATGTGGATAAAAAAAGAATACAATTAAAATCAGAACAACTCTATAGTCCACAACTATTTGCATTAGCATGTCTTGATCAAGCTAATTTGGTAGTGCCTGTACCAAAACCAAAAGATTGGAAACAACATTTTTTAAAACCTATGATGCAAGGTTTACAAGAAGTAGAACCTTTAGAATCTTTAGATCCAGTAAACGAACTAACAGGACTGCTTCAAGACTGGACAACAAACAGACAATCAGCAAGAACTTTTGATGATATATTAAATAAACTACCATACACAGATGAGAAGAGAGAGTTTACATATTTTAGAATGGAGGACTTTTATAATTTTTGTAAACGAAATCATTGGGAAAAAGATAAAAATCAAACAGGTAATTTAATAAAACAATTAAGTGTATTTGTAGACGAAGAGAGAATGAGAATTAAAAAACAACAACCTCGATTAATTAAAATAAAAACTATGAAACAAGTAGAAGCTAGTGTTACACAAGAACCTTANCAAGAAGAGCATTTCTAATGAANACAATAATACTTGGTCCACCTGGTACAGGTAAGACCACCACTTTATTAAATTTAGTAGATGAATTTATACAAGATGGAGTTAGACCAAAACAAATAGGTTATTTTTCTTTTACAAAAAAAGCTGCAACAGAGGCAGCCACAAGAGCATCTGCAAAATTTGGATTAGACATAGAGAATGATCTACCCTTTTTTAGAACTTTACACTCTTATGCTTTTAATCAATTAGGTATGACTAAAGAAAAAATGATGAAGGCAGAAGACTATAAAGAGTTTGGTGAAAAGTGTGGCATACCAATTAAGTCTACAAAATTTTCTGATAGCGATGGCACATTTAACTCTGATAACGAGTATCTTACAATTATAAATACAGCTATTGTAAAACGAATGGACTTGTTAGAATACTATGATTCTCGTCAAAACATATTAGACATAGAGAGAAACACATTATTCTTATTATCAGAAGAATTAAAAAGATTTAAAAAAGAAAAAGGATTAAAAGATTTTAACGATCTCATAGAAGATTTTTTAAAAAAAGAAACTATCAATAAGTTTAAGGTATTGTTTATTGACGAAGCACAAGACTTATCTTTATTGCAGTGGGAGATGGTGAGAAAAATTTGGAGTCGTGCAGAAAAAACTTATATTGCAGGAGATGATGACCAAGCAATATTTAAATGGGCAGGTGCAGATGTGGACCATTTTATTGCATTAAAAGAAGAAGTAGATGACATACAAACATTAGATCAATCGTATCGGATTCCTGGAGGACCTATACATGAATTATCGCAGAAGATAATTAATCAAGTACAAAATAGATTTGATAAAAATTATCAACCTAGAGAAGAGCATGGTGTATTAAAAAGATATTCTGATATCACACAAGTAGATATGTCGGCAGGTAACTGGTTAGTGTTATCCTCTGCAAATCATTTTTTAGATTCTGTAAAAGAAGTGTGTGAGCTTCGAGGTTGGTATTATCAATACAAAGGTAGAAATTCTATTCCATTGAAATTATTATTAGCACTAAATAATTGGGAAGCATGGCGTAAAGGTGGACTATTAAATCATTTAGAGATAAAAAATATTTATGAATATTTAGGATCAAATGTATTAGAAGGTTTTAGAAAAGGTAAAACATTACATTCTGATGATAAGTACACTTTACAAGAATGTAAAGATAATCATGGTTTGATAGTTGATTTAGTTTGGTACGAAGCATTTGAAGGATTAGATCCTATCACAGAGAACTACATTCGTAACATGCGGGCGAATGGAGAACAGATAAATAAAAACCCGCGTATCATTATGTCAACAATACATGGAGCGAAAGGAGGAGAAGCTGACAAAGTTTTATTAATGCAAGACATCACAAACGCAGCACTTGAAACAATGAGTTATGATCCAGATGAATTACATAGATTATTTTATACTGGAGCGACGAGAGCGAAACGCGAATTGCATGTTTTGGACCCAAGAGATTTTGATCGAGCTTATATACTATGACACACAAAGATATATTTAAAGGATCCACATATGATTCGTTAGAAAAGCAAGTAGGCGGAAAGCACTATCGAAACATGAAGATTCAGCCAGCACACTTTATAAACGAAAACAAGTTGCTTTTTGCGGAAGGCAACGCTATAAAGTACATCTGTAGACACCAGTCAAAAGGAAAAGAGGAAGATGTGAAGAAGGCAATTCATTATTTAGAAATGATATTAGAGAGAGATTATTCGTGAGGAGCACTCAAATACCTTTGTTTACTCCTGAAACAGAATGGGTCATGCCAGAAGAATTAAAAGATCTTCATGGCTACAAAGAAATAGCAATAGACTTAGAGACTAACGATCCAGAACTAAAAGAGTTGGGATCTGGTAATGTCACCGGTAAAGGGCACATTGCTGGCATTGCGGTGGCCGTAGAGGGCTGGTCAGGCTATTTTCCGATACATCATGAGTCTGGTGGAAATATGGATAAAAAATTAGTCCTATCCTGGTTACAAGATATTTGTAATCAAGAAGAAACTAAATTTATATTTCACAATGCTATGTATGACATCTGTTGGTTAAGATCTGCTGGTATAATTGTAAAAGGCAAAATCATTGACACAATGATTGCAGCATCTTTGATAGATGAAAATAGATTATCTTACCAATTAAATTTTTTATCTAAACATTATGTAGGTTTTGGTAAAGATGAAAGTATTTTAAATGCAGCTGCAAAAGAATATGGATTAGATCCTAAAAAAGATTTATGGAGATTGCCTGCATTATTTGTGGGCCAGTATGCTGAGCGTGATGCAGAGTCTACGCTAAAGCTTTGGAAAAAATTAGAAACAGAATTATATAAACAAGAACTATGGGATATATTTAATTTAGAGACTAGATTATTTCCTTGTCTAGTCGACATGAGATTCAAAGGCGTCAGAGTCGATCTTGATAAAGCTGACAAAATTAAAAAATATTTGATAGATAAAGAGAGTAAAATTCTTAAAGATATCAAAGACTTAACAGGAATTGACGTAGAGATACACGCAGCTAGAAGTATTGCAAAGGCATTTGATAAATTAAAGTTGCCTTATGACAGAACAGAAAAAAGTAAAGAGCCATCTTTTACAAAAAATTTTTTACAAAACCACCCACACAAATTACCTAAAGCAATCGCAGAAGCAAGAGAACTTAATAAAGCTCACAGCACATTTATAGATTCAATAACTAAACACTCAGTCAATGGCAGAATACATGCAGATATAAATCAAATACGATCAGATGCGGGCGGAACGGTGACCGGTAGATTCTCAATGTCAAATCCAAACTTACAACAAATACCTGCAAGACACCCAGAACTTGGACCTTTAATTAGATCTATATTTATTCCAGAACAAAATCATATATGGGGGTCGTTTGACTACTCACAACAGGAACCTAGAATATTAGTGCACTATGCAAAACTACAAAATTTAAATGGTGTTGATGAAATTGTAGATGCGTACAAAGCAGGTGATGCAGACTTCCACCAGGTAGTTGCAGATATGGCAGGTATTGAACGTAAACAAGCCAAGACAATTAATCTTGGATTAATGTATGGTATGGGTAAAAATAAATTAATGGCAGAGTTAGGATTAATGAAAGATTCTGCAGAAAAATTGATAAAACAATATCATACCAAAGCCCCTTTTGTAAAACAATTAATGGATAATGTATCTCGCAAAGCAAATGATCGTGGTAAAATTAGAACTTTACTTGGTCGAGCCTGTCATTTTGATTTATGGCAGCCGGTGCAGTTTGGTGTTTTTAAACCATTACCATTAGAACAAGCTAGAAAAGAATATGATGAGCCACTTAGACGTGCATTTACCTACAAAGCACTTAATAAATTAATACAAGGAAGTGCAGCAGATATGACAAAAAAATCTATGGTAGCTCTCTATGAAAATGGTATAGTACCTCACATTCAGATTCACGATGAAGTAGATATTTCTGTTGAGTCTGATGAAAAAGCAGAAGAAATAATTGAGATTATGGAATCTGCAGTTGAGTTAAAAGTACCAAACAAGGTTGATTATGAAAAAGGAAAAAATTGGGGAGATATTAAGTAGAATAAATACTTGGTCTCTNTTGTATAGACAAGAAATAGTTTTAGGCGGTACTACATTTTTAATAGGATTTGTTGTAGGCGCATGGCTTATTTAAATGCAAATATACCAGCAACTTATGCTCAGATAAGAAGAGAGTATCTTTATGATTGCAAGAAACATCATGGTGAAGTTGAAGANTGCATTATCTTCGGCATATCGAGTTTGGGTGGAAGGGCTATATTATTTCACGCTCTTATGGGTAACGGTGCAATATTTTATCGCCTACCTATTAGCGCTTTTATTCAAAGAGGATACGACCCGGCCAGAGTTCCCAAGCGAAGGCTGGATGAACTTGAGCTTTGGAATTCTTTTTCTTACTATCCTACTGTTACTCACTGGTCTATTTTAAGTGCAGCCTCTGGTTATTATTTTGGTAAAGATAAAAAGAAACACTATGGGTCTTACTTATTTACTATTGACTGGGCACATCCAGATGCTAATATTATAGACACTGACCATTCAGAGATACCGCACGAACACAAGTGCGCTCACATAATTGCACTGGACGACGGCAATTTTGCAGCACAACCTAACAATAGATGTATTTGGGATTTACCTTCATTTACTGTCAAAGATAACATCCCTGATTGGAAAGTACAAAGTAATGAGTGGAACGTAGAAGACTCAGGTAAATGGAGAACTTCTGATACTGATGATTTCTTTTATGAAATCGAGGAGCAAAAAAATGATTAATAAATGTAAGAATATTTGTTGTAGAATATGGGAAAAAATTAAATCTTTGTTTACACCAAAGAAACAATAATGATTGGAGGTTGTTATGAACTACAAGTTCACAGCAATTCTTATTGTTTTACTCTGTTTATTGGCGATTTTTGTTAGGCCCAATAATCCCACATTGAAAATTGATAGCAAAGATTATATACTGCCGAAACCAAAACCAAAATTAAATGAGTAAAAAACCTTTAAACATATCTGAAGAAGCAGCTGTGCAAATGCCGATGAAAACGGTTGCCAGCCTGATCGCGATGATTGCTGTCGGCACCTGGGCTTATTTCGGTATTCACGAAAAATTAAATCAACACAGCACAAAATTAGAATTAATGACGCAAGATTTAGATCAAAATACAGAGTTCAGAATAAAATGGCCACGAGGTCAAGCTGGGTCACTTCCTGCAGACCAAGAGCAATATATGATGATCGAGGATCTTTATAAGACCACCGATCGTTTAAACAAACACATTGAAAACATGGCATTAAACAAAGTAAATATAGAATTTTTACAAAAGCAAATGGACAAAGTTTTAATAGATATAGAAAAATTAAAAGATGCGGATAGAGATATCTCATATAAAAATGGATACTCACAATGATAGAGGCTGTTGTAGGATTGTTGATGTTTATCAATGGAGAAATAAAAGAGGCACGACTGCAAGACTCAATGGCGATGTGCCTTCGACATAAACGTGAAGCTGAGAGACAATACTCAGAGTCAGTCACATACAAATGCTGGCGCGGTAGTGCAGAATTAGAGGACAATATTGACGGTAGCAAGAGTATTAAGAAATTGATAATAGACTAGAATGAAACCTTTTAAATTTAAAGCTGAAGTTGTCCCAGGTAAATGTCCTACTTGTGAAGAACACACTTTATTAGTTGGACTTACACAACAATTTTTTAGATGTATGACCTGTGGTGCTGACTTAGAACAGCACGTAAACGGTAAGATAAGTTACATACCAGCAATGCATCCTAATACTTTAAAATCAGATTTATCAAAGTATTTCGATGGCGAAGAAGTTTAAAGATTTCGTAGCGCACGAACCCGTGCATCACAAAACATCGATTGGGCGCAATCCTAGTCTTTGCAAAATGAATAAGAAAAAGCGTAAAAATTTTAAGCCTTACAAAGGCCAAGGAAAATAATGGAAGTAGTTTTAATATTATATATGTGCTCTGCACTAGAAAAAACTTGTTTGGACCCGTACATATGGCCAGATAGATTCTATGATCAATACGGCTGTATGATGCAAGGCTACGAAGAAAGTGGAAAAAAGATAGCAGAAATAGGGCGAAAAGAAGTCAACAAACATGACATTTATATTAAGTTTGAATGTTATCCTTACAAAATATATCTACCACAAAATCAACCTAAACTAGAATCTTAATGTCTGTGCATTCCAAGAAAGGAACGCACAAACAAAAGGTGTGAGAAGAGATCTTCTTTTTATTATAAAAATACTTGACTTGCAAGACTTGATTTATTAGTATAGATTCCCATATATTATGATTATAAAGATAATGAGAAAGGACAAATAAAATGGCAGATCCAAGTAAATTTAAATCTGTATCTGTACCTATTGAAACTTATAAGAAGCTTCGCTTTTTAGCTTCAGGTAAATTTGTAGATGCAGAATTAACAGTTAGTAAAACGATCGAAGCTCTTGCTACAAGAGCAGCAAAGAAGTTAGGATATAAAAATGGCAAATCGAACACATAAAGCTATTTGTAATCATTGTAATGGTAATGGTTATTTGAAGGTGAGCACATCTTCTTATAGTGAAGTACACCAATGTCCGACTTGTAAGTCAGAAGGTGAGATAGAGATAAAGGAGCCCTCGTCTGAAGATCTAGAAAGATTAGTTAGTAAAGCGAGGCTGCAGTGAAAAACCCTGTAGCCAAGCAACTGCGAACACCAAAATTTAGAAGTAAGAAAGTAGAGTCTAAAAAGAAGTACAACAGAAAAAAAAGAGAGATCGTTGGTTATTATTATGACTACGATGGTAAAGAACAGATTTTATATGAAGACAAAAGATAGAAAAGGACGAGCTCCAGGTGACCAAAAACGCCACGCGCTAAACACCTCTGGAGGTTACATATCGGGATTCGTAAAACATACCCTGAGTATTCGAGCCTTTGGTGACCCGTTAGTACGTGCACGGAAAGCGGGC